GTATTTATGTCAAATTGTAGGGGATGAAGATAATTTATTTCGCCCTGAAGATTTTCGATGGTACGATGGCTTTATTCAAACCGACCAAGCAGGATTGTCGAACCTCGTACTGACGAGCCTTAATGGCGAGGAAGTGACGGAGGTTAGACCTGTAAATGTATTTACAGGAGTCGATCCTGCTAGCAGTACCAAGAAAACAGCAGACTATTCTGTTATTTTTAATATTGCTATTGATAAAGATAGTAATCGGTTTTGTTTACCCTATTATCGAAAGAGAGCAACTCCGATGCAGTTAGCAGATGCTATTTTGGATAATTTTAAATTATTGCAAAGTACAAAGACTCGAATTGAATCCGTTGGATACCAGGAGATGTTACGACAATATATTAAAGAAGAATCAGAAAAATTAGGCTTATTCATTCCTGGATTAGAGGTAAAAGAAAATCCAAGAACTTCCAAATCATTTCGATTAGAAAGTTTGCAGCCTTTGTTTGCGAATGGAAAAATATATATGAAAAAAACAATGGAAGAGTTAGAGGATGAACTCTTATTATATCCGAGAGGAAGGAACGATGACTTACTGGATGGTTTATTTTATGCTAATAAAAATGCGTATCGCCCGACACATAGCGAAATTGACACGGAAGATAAAGAAGAAAATCCATATTATCGAAAAATAGTGGATTGGAAATTAATTTAAATAATACTTGACAAGTATCATTTTTATGTTATAGACTTAAGATACGATTTTTATGGCAAAAACAGAAAAAAACAACAGATACGCTATGGATTTCAATGAATTTATAAAACGAATAGATAAATTAGGTGGAATAGCAGTGCCAAAAAACTACATAGAGGTAAATACTACATATGGCGAATTTGAATCGAAACTCCGCAGGAGCAAGAAAGCAAAATAAAGAAGACTTAAAATTAGTCTTCGACCATAAAACTGGAAACCCTGAAGTCAGGGAAATTCACAAAGAAGTTCAAAAGTCCAAAGAACTATGGACACAATACAATACCTCACGAGATACTTGGGCACAACGCTTTCAAGAAGCACTCGAATTTAGAGCAGGAGCTCAATGGACCAAAGAACAGCAAGAATCTCTTGAATCAAGAGGTCAAGCTGCTATTGTCGTAAATCGTATACATCCTATTGTAGAAACAGCGAAGGCATTGCTTACCTACAACTCTCCACAATTCCGCTCTACAGGTCGAGAAGATTCTGATAGACAAACCGCAAAGGTTTTTTCAGACCTCTTTCAATATATATGGCAAATATCACAGGGAAACCTGGAATTAAAACAGGCCATTGATGATTATTATGTTGGAGGAATGGGAGTATTGCAAGTCTATCAAGACCCCGATGCTGATAATGGTAAAGGGGAAGTAATGGTTAAAGCTGTTGATCCTTTAAATTTATATATTGATCCAAATTCAAAAGATAGATTTTGTAGAGATGCAGCTCATTTAATTTATGCTCAATATATGACGGATGAACATGCAGAACAAGTGTATCCTGAATATATAAAGATAATTGAAAATTCAGCAGAAGAACCAGAAGCATCTGATGATTATCCAAGTACTAGTCTTAGTAAACAATCTAGTCAAATGTTTCCTGGAGATGTAGAAGATAGAGCACATATTGTTAGACGATATTTAGAACGATATACTAAAGAAATTCATCAATATTATAATGTATTTGAACCTTTTTCTAATAGAGAATATGTTTACGATAAAGATGAATATGAAGAGTATGGACAAATACTTTATGTACGATTACGAAAAGTAACAGGAGAAGAAACAATTGTATGGGACCCAGCATCTGTAGAAGATTTAATGGAAGTGCTAGAAACAGAAGGAGCATTATTCCATTTAGCATTACCTCCAGTACAAATAGACCCACAAAGTGGACAACCTATTCCTCAAGAACCTATTCGTGTTCCAGGACCAGAGAATGAAGAGGGAATTCCAGGGAGTACTACTGCAATTCTTCCTGTAAGAGCAAGTGAATTAATTGGGATGGAACAAATTATGGCGAATGAAATCGATATTCCTCGTATTAAAATGATAGTAAGTGTGGGTGAATCGTTATTATATCATCGTATTCTTCCGTGTGAAGACTATCCTATTGTTCCAATTATGAATGTACATTTACGTACTCCTTATCCAGAATCAGATGTAAGACTATATAGACCATTACAAGAGTATATTAATAAGATTCGTTCATTAATTATAGCGCATGCAAGTACAAGTACAAATATTAAACTGTTAATTCCTCGTGGATCAGTAGATAAAAGACAAATTGAAGAAGAATGGGGAAGAGCTGGAACAAGTGTTATTGAGTTTGATGCAGAATTAGGAGTTCCTATCGTAGCAGGACCTGTTCCATTACCTAATGAATTATATAAAAATGAAGCAGATGCAAAATCTGATTTAGAATATGGATTTGGAATTTATGAGTTGATGCAAGGTGGGGGAGCAAATGCTCCATCTACGTATAGAGGAACCATTGTTGTTGATGAATTTGGACAACGAAGAATTAAATCTCGAAGAGATGATATAGAAGCAGCATTAAATCAATTAGGGAAGGTTGCGATTCCATTAATGCAGCAACTCTATACAGAAGAAAAAGTAATTCGATTAGTACAACCTAATGGTACAGAGAAAGAAGAACGGTTTAATTTCTATTCTGAAATGCCAAATGGTGTAGTAGAAAAGTTTCATGATGTTTCAGTAGGAAATTATGATTTAGTAATTGTATCTGGGTCTACATTACCTACAAATAGAATGGCATTATTAAATAATTATATGGAGATGTTTAAGATGGGATTAATTGACCAAGTAGAAGTATTAAAGAAATCAGAATTAGTAGATATAGAAGGCGTGCTTGAACGAGCAGGTCATATGCAACAATTAAAAGCTCAAAATGATCAGTTGCAACAAGAATTGAAGAAAGTACGAGGCGATTTACAAACCGCAGATAGAGAAACGGTTCATGCTAAGAAACGTCTCGAAGTAGAAAAGTTTAGTTCTAAATTAGATAAGGTGTCTAATAGAGCTGATATGGCATCTAGCTTATTTCAAGCTAGATTAGGAGATCAACAAAAGACCTTAATAAACTCAGAAGGTCCCGAACAACAACCAGATAATCTGTTCGAGGAAGAAGAGAGTTAGGGAAAGGAGTAAAAAATGGATAACCAAACAGAAAGCAATACATTACAGGAGCAAGGACAAGAACAGATTGCAGATTCGAATCCCACTCAAGAAGACATTTTCGAGGAAGTCTTTAATCTTGGAAACGCAGACCCCTTTGTACAAGAGGAAGCAATTTCAAGTGAAGAACCAATCGTGCAAAATGAATCTTCAAGTACTCCAGATAGTGTAAAAGCTAAAGAAGATGATGGTCAATTTGAATATTGGCAATCACAAGCTGATAAGAGTTCACAAGAAGTGAATACCCTTAAACAAGAAATGGAGGCCTTACGGTCTGAAGTTTCTAAACAAGCTAACGTTAAGAAGGAAACTAAAGTAGAACCTACTTTGGTTAAACCTGAAAAACCAGTGAAGCCAACAGACTATGATTATTCTGATGCTCTTGCTGATCCAGAAAGTTCTTCTGCTAAGTATTTAGCAGATAAAGAGAACTATATGGATGGTATGAGTGATTACTTAATGAAACAAGACGACCTCAGACAACAATCATTAAATGCACAAGCTGAGAATCAAGTGGCAAAGCAGCAACATCAGGATACCCTGAGCGAATTGCAAACACGTCATGGATATTCCCTTGAGCAGGCAAATGATTTTATTAAAGAGATGAGTAGTCCTGATTCATTGTCTTTGGACAACTTGGTGAGACTTCATCAACTGAACATGAATGTAGATTCAACACAGGTTACACAGATAACCCCAGAAGCTCAGACAAAAGTCGACCAAATGAAAAAAAGAGGTGAGAAACTTAGCATCCCTAAGCCAATAGGGGTACAGCAAGGCTCGAGTGTGCAGTCGCCAAATAAATCAGTCGAGGATGCCATGATGGATTCTATGATTGATGATTTTAACAAGACAAATATATTCTAGTAAAGGAGAATAATAATGGCAAATGTATATTCACAAACGATCGGTGTCGCCCCAGGTGGCGTGTCGATTGACGACAGAAGACGAATCTTTAACTTCGGTGAAAGAGTCGCAGAGTTAAATCCAGCCAGTTCGCCTTTCTTCGCATATCTATCTAAAGTAGCTAAAAAGCCTACTGATGACCCTGTTTTTAAGTTTTTAGAAAAAAGACATCAATGGCAACGTAGAAACTTTTACAAAGATGCAGTCCTACGCTTTACTGCAGATGGATCAGATACATTATCTGATTTCAATCTATTGAAGGCAGAGGGTGATCATAGAATCGATGTAGATTACGATGTATATGGAAGAAAAGTAAGTGGCGGCGGATATAAAGCCGAATTCATTACAGCTGGTCAAATGATTGCACTAAAAGGTGCAATTGCAGTAACTGGTGAAAGCGGTGGGAACCAACAAGACGTGATAGTATATTATAGAGTAACTGATGTAACTCAGAACTCTGCAGATACTAATATTTCTGCTGATTGTATTAAAATTCTAAAACTTGGTGTTGAGAACGGGGTATTTGACCCAGCAACATTTTCAAATGGTGATTTTTTAGAATTTGCAGATAATAAAGCAGGTCAAGTGATTGGTTCAGCATGGGCTGAAGGCACAGATGCTCCAGAAGGTTGGAGAGATGAATTCTACTCAGAAGAAGGTTATTGTCAAATCTTTAAGACAGCAGTACCTTTATTCAGTGGAACAGCATTAGCTACTCGTTATCGTGGTGATGCCAACGAATACATGAGAGTTTACAAGGAAAAACTTATGGAACATAAGATGGACATTGAAAACGCTCTATTATTTGGTTATGGCGCATCAGATGATGCAGTAGGTGGTGCAGCAGCATCTCTTCGTAAGACATGGGGTATTTTACCTTACACTGAAATCAATGGTAAAATTAAAGCTTTTACCTATGCAAGTTCAGGCTACGATGATTTCGTAGATGCAATGTCAGACATATTTGACGCAGAATCAGGAGCAGGTGGTTCAAAACTTGTTCTAGCTTCTCGTTCAATTATGAACTGGCTTAACAAACTAGGCGGAAGTTCTTTCTTAGGTAATACTATGACAGCAGGGGTGGGAATCTCAGCTGCAGGTGTTCCTACAGCAGCTCCTTATAGTGTAGATATCAGCAAAGATGCTGGTATGTTCAAAGGAGTTCAAGTAACTAAAGTTAGTACTTTATACGGTACTTTAAACTTTGTTATGGAACCTCTATTAAGAGGCCCTTGGGCTGATCATGCTATTGTAGTTGATTTAGCTAATGTCGCTTATAGACCACTAGTTGGTAATGGTGTTAACAGAGACACTCATATTATGACTAATATTCAAGGCAATGCTACAGACGGTAGACAAGACCTGATTCTTACAGAAGCAGGGCTTGAAGTTTCTCTTGCAGAAACTCATGCTGTTTTGAGCTTTAGTTAATAGTAGTTAAACTGGGGAGGTTAGCAATAGCCTCCCCAACTAAAAGGGAATAAAATGGCACAAAGTAGTATAAAAACAAGGATTAAAGATTTATTGCAGGATATTACTGTAGATAATATTGCTATTGGGCAATTTGCTACAGATGCTGCAAAAGAGATTATAAATGTATTACCCATTGAGATGTTATGGAGTATATCTACTTATACGCCTGATCTAGCTGGAGCTGGAGCTTCCATTACATCATCAAGAATATTATATGCTGCTAGAAATAGTTATAGAGCTGTGGAAATAGATGCAGCAAATGCTTCTAGAGCTACAGATGCTAACTCAATCTATAAAGCTACCAATGAATCTCCAGTATTTTATAAAGAAGGTGGAAAAGTATATATTAAACCTGTTGTATCTAGTGGAAATGATGCTAGAGTACATCATGTAAATTATCCAACAATAGCATTTGATAGTGATTTGTCTACATCTGGTTTAGTAGGAGCTCCTGATGAAATAGAGCATTTAATTATTTTAAAAACAGCAGTAAAAGCACGATTAAGTGAATTAAATGAATATCAAGATGATACGGAAGAGCATAATTTAAAATTACAAGATTTACAATTGTTGCAGGCTGAGTATCAAATGGCATTAGCAACATTTATTGGATCGTCTGGAAAAAAAGAGGCTGAATAATGACACAAAAAGAAATGATTGAAACAATACAACAAGAATTCCCTGGAGTAGGAGAAACTCAAATTAGAACTATGTTAAAT